TACTATCGTCAGTTTCCACGTACTGAAAAGCATGCGTTTAGACATGAAGCAAAAGAATCTTTATTTAATCTAACTAAAATATACGAGCAGATAGATTATAATGAAGATGTTAAAAACAAATCACTTATTACACGCGGTAGTTTTCAATGGGAAGGTGACAAGCCTGATACTATAGTAAGATTTGTACCAAACAACAACGGTAGATTCTTAGTATCTTGGGTTCCACCTGCAAATCTACAAAATCGTGTAATAGTAAAGAATGGAGTGAAATATCCAGCTAATGAGCACATCGGAGCTTTTGGATGTGACTCATATGATATATCAGGTACTGTAGACAAAAGAGGATCTAAAGGATCTTTGCATGGTCTTACAAAATTTAGCATGGAAAACGCTCCAGCTAATATGTTCTTTTTAGAATATATAGCAAGACCTGAAACAGCCGAGATATTCTTTGAAGATGTACTTATGGCATTACACTTTTATGGTATGCCAATACTTGCAGAGAATAATAAACCAAGGCTTCTGTATTATTTAAAACGTAGAGGGTATAGAAACTACTCTATGAACAGACCGGATAAAGTTTACAATAAACTATCCGTAACAGAAAAAGATATTGGCGGAATACCAAACTCGTCAGAAGATATTAAACAAGCGCATGCCGCTGCTATTGAATCTTACATTGAAGATAATGTAGGTATATTAAATGAAGGCTATGGTCAAATGTATTTTCAACGTACACTAGAAGACTGGGGAAAATTTAATATAAACAATAGAACAAAGCATGATGCTTCTATTAGTTCTGGTTTAGCTATAATGGCTTGCAACAAAAATAAATATACACCAGTTTATAGACAACAAAAACAAGCTGTACAGTTAGGTTTTAAAAAATATAACAACAGCGGCAATATTTCAAAAATAATAAAATAGATGGTTTATACTAATGTTAATAGTTCGTTTCCAAGTCAGGTAGTACCTGATGCAGAAAAGTCTACAATGGAATATGGTTATGCCGTAGGTAGAGCTATTGAGAACGAATGGTTCAGAGGAGATCGAGGCTTAGGTGTCGGCGGTCGCTTTGGAAATAACTGGCAATACTTTCACCAATTACGTTTATACGCTAGAGGCGAGCAGTCAGTTCAAAAATATAAAGATGAATTATCTATCAATGGTGATTTATCATATTTAAATTTAGACTGGAAACCAGTAGCTGTATTATCTAAATTTGTAGATATTGTGGTAAATGGTATGACTGATAAAGGTTATGAAATAAAATCATTTGCATCAGATCCTTATTCTTTACAAGAAAGAACTGACTTTGCTTTTAATGCTTTACGTGATATAAGTAATCAAGCTTTAATTGGTGAGTTAAACGAATTAACTGGTAAAAACTTTTTTAAGACACCTAATCCAGAACAGTTGCCGCAAAACAAGCAAGAGCTTGAAATGTATATGCAACTTAATTACAAGCAGTCTATTGAAATAGCTGAAGAAGAAGTTATTGAAAATGTTTTTAATTATAACAAATACGAAGAAATTAAAAAAAGAGTAGCGCAAGATTTAGTTGTACTTGGTATTGGCGCTACAAAAACAGATTTTAATTTAGCAAATGGTGTAACTGTTGATTACGTAGATCCAACCAATTTAGTATATTCATACACAGAAGATCCAAACTTTGAAGATATATATTATGTTGGAGAAGTTAAATCAATGAGTCTACAAGAAGTTAAAAAACTTTTTCCATATTTAACAGACTCAGATTTAAAAGAAATAGAAAAATATCCAGGTGATGTTAACTATACTAGAGGTTATTATGGTATAGATGATGATTATAACAATGTACAAGTTTTATTCTTTGAATACAAAACATACAACAATCAAGTATTTAAAATAAAACAAACAGATCAAGGTCTTGAAAAAGCTCTTGAAAAAGATGATTCATTTAATCCACCTGAAGATGCTCGTGATTATGATAAAGTTCATAGAGCTATAGAAGTATTATATAGCGGTGCTAAAATACTAGGATTTGAAAAAATGCTTAAGTGGGAGCTTGCTGAAAACATGACTCGCCCATATAGCGATCAAACAAAAGTGCAGATGAATTATAGTATATCTGCGCCTCGTATGTATAAAGGTCGTATAGAAAGCGTCGTTAGCAAATGTATTGGTTTTGCTGATATGATACAGCTTACGCATTTAAAAATACAACAAGTGCTGGCGCGTATGGTACCTGATGGTGTTTTTGTAGATGTTGATGGTTTAGCTGAAGTTGATCTTGGTAATGGAACTACATATAATCCTCAAGAAGCTTTAAACATGTATTTTCAAACTGGTAGTATTGTAGGTAGAAGTTTAACGCAAGATGGCGATCCTAACAGAGGTAAAGTACCTATTCAAGAGCTACAGACATCATCTGGTATGGCTAAGATTCAAGCGTTAATACAAACATATCAATATTATTTACAAATGATACGTGATGTGACGGGATTAAACGAAGCCCGTGACGGTAGTCAACCAAGTAAAGATTCGCTTGTTGGATTACAAAAACTTGCAGCAGCTGCATCTAACACTGCTACTAAACATATACTTCAATCACTAATGTATTTAACAGTAAGAACTGCAGAAAATATTAGTTTAAGAGTTGCGGACATGCTTAGTTTTCCTTTAACTAGAAACGCTTTATTAGGTTCTATAAATCAGTTTAATGTTGCTACATTAGAAGAAGTAGAAAAATTAAATATGCACGAGTTTGGTATATTTTTAGAACTTGAACCTGAAGAAGAAGAAAAACAAAGTTTAGAAAGAAATATACAAATAGCTTTACAAGGAGGTCAAATAGGTTTAGAAGACGCTATAGATATTAGAGAAATTAAAAACTTAAAGTTAGCTAATCAATATTTAAAGTATAGGCAAAAAGTAAAAGCTGAACAAGCGCAACAAGCTCAAATGGCTAACATACAAGCACAAGCTCAAGCAAATGCTGAATCAGCTGAAAAAGCTGCGTTAGCTGAAATGCAAAAACAACAAGTTCTTACTGAAAGTAAATTACAACTTGAAAAAGGTAAGTCTGATTTTGAGATTCAGCGAATGCAACAAGAAGCTGAAATAAAAAGAGCTTTAATGGCAGAGGAGTTTAATTACAATATTCAACTCGCGCAAGCAAGAGCTAATGTAGAAAAAGAAAAAGAAAAAGAAATAGAAGATCGCAAAGACGAAAGAGTTCGTATAGCTGGAACGCAGCAATCAGAGATGATAGCGCAACGCCAAAACGACGAACTACCTAAAAACTTTGAGTCAGCAGGCTTTGACTCACTTGGAGGATTTGGACTTGAACAGTTTGAACCTCGTTAAAAATAAACTTTATTAATTTTATTATATTATATTATGGCTGAACAAATAGTAAAGCAAGAAGGAGAGTTTTCTTTAAAAGGTAAAAAGAAAACAAAACCAAAAAATCTTGGTAAAAAAGAAGAAGTAACTAAAATAGAATTACCTAACACAGCTGCGGAAGCTCAAGGTGAAGTAATTCCAGATGTTACTAAAGTAGAAATAAAAACAGAAGACGATGCCGCTAGAGAGCAAAGCACAGATGAGGTACTTGTTCGCGACGAATCCAAAGTTAGCGAAGGAGTTTCTAAAGAAAACATCGAAACAACAGTTGAAGAACCTACCGGAGAAAGTAAGTCCCCTATCACTATTGTACAAGATGATGAAGAAGAAGAGGTAAAAACAAGTGAAACACCTGTAACTACACAAGTAGAACAAACTGCTCAAGAACAGAGAGTTTTACCGGAAAATATTGAAAAACTTGTTTCTTTTATGGAAGAAACTGGTGGAACTGTAGAAGACTATGTTAGGCTTAATACAGATTATACCAATGTAGATAATAACACGCTTATACGTGAGTACTACAAACAAACCAAACCACATCTTGATTCTGAAGATGTAAGTCTTTTATTAGAAGACTTCGATTATGATGAAGACATAGATGAACCAAAAGATATACGCAAAAAGAAAATTGCGTTTAAAGAGGAAGTTGCGAAGGCCAAAGACTTTTTAGAAGGTTTAAAGGGAAAATACTACGATGAGATCAAGTTGAGACCAGGCGTAACCCAAGATCAGCAAAAAGCGATGGACTTCTTTAACCGATACAACGAAGAGCAGCAAGCTATAGTTGAAAAACAACAGGTGTTTGTAGACAAAACTTCTAAACTTTTCAATAATGATTTCAAAGGTTTTGATTTTAAAATTGGAGAGAATAAATTTAGATATGGTGTTAAAAACCCTGAGCAAGTAGCAAAAGCTCAATCTGATATTTCTGATTTCGTTGGAAAGTTTCTAAACGATAAAGGAGAGATAGCAGATGCGGCTGGTTATCACAAGGCTTTATACGCAGCTCGTAATGCTGATACAATTGCACAGCATTTTTATGAGCAAGGTAAAGCAGATGCTACAAAAGGCATAATGGCTAAATCAAAAAACATTTCAACTGAACCTAGACAAACCGCGTCAGGTGATGTGTTTATTGGTGGTTTAAAAGTTAAGTCTGTTAGCGGTCTTGATTCTTCAAAATTAAAAATCAAAACTAAAAAATTTAACTAATAAAACTATTTAAAAATGGCTTTATCTCCACAATTTGGATCAATTACTCCATCTCAAAAGCAACAGTTGCTTGATACTAACTTTTTATCATTTGACTCTGCTGACGGTGGTGGAACATTTGCCGCGCAATATTTGCCGGAAATTTATGAACAAGAAGTAGAGCGTTATGGAAACAGAACGTTATCAGGCTTCTTACGTATGGTAGGCGCTGAAATGCCTATGACATCTGATCAGGTTATCTGGTCTGAGCAAAACCGTTTGCATGTAGCGTACACAGGCGTTGTAACGCGTTCTGCAGCTGCATCTACACTTACTATTCCTACTGGTGGTGCTGGACAAACATTTGAAGAAAATGTTATTTCTGTAAATCAAACTATCGTTGTATTAGATCCTTCTACAGGAACTGAAGCAAAATGTTTGGTAACTTCTTCAAATGCTGGTACTGGTACAAACGAAGGATTTATCACAGCTAAACCTTACGCTGATGCTAACTTAAGTGATCTTGGCTTTACTGACGCTATGGATGATTTGAAAGTATTTGTATATGGTTCTGAATATGATAAAGGTTCTTCACTTACTAACCAATCAGGAACTTCTGAAGGATATGTAAGTATTACCCCTTCTTTCACACAGTTTTCTAACTCACCTGTAATCATTCGTAACAAATATGTTGTAAATGGTTCTGACACAGCTCAGATTGGTTGGGTAGAAGTTGCAACTGAAGATGGTACTTCTGGTTACCTATGGTACTTAAAAGCTGAATCTGAAACTCGTTTGCGTTTTGAAGATTACCTAGAAATGGTAGTTGTAGAAGGTGAAAAAGCAGGTGATGATTCAACTGTAGGTGTAAATGGTACTGAAGGTCTTTTCGCTGCTATTGAAGATCGTGGTAACGTAAATACTGGATTTACTGCTGCTGCTGGTTTAGATGCTTTTGATGAAATCCTTAAGAACTTAGATACTCAAGGTGCTATTGAAGAAAATATGTTGTTCTTGCAACGTCAAACGTCTTTAGACTTTGATGATATGCTAGCTGCTATTTCTTACGGAGCACAAGGTGGTACTGCTTACGGACTATTTGAAAACTCTGAAGAAATGGCATTGAACTTAGGATTCTCTGGATTCCGTCGTGGTTCTTATGACTTTTACAAAACTGATTGGAAATATCTAAACGATGCTTCAACTCGTGGAGCTATTGATGGTATTAATTCAATTGAAGGTGTATTAGTTCCAGCTGGTACTTCAACTGTATATGACCAAATCCTTGGTACAAACATCCGTCGTCCATTCTTGCACGTACGATATAGAGCATCACAAACTGATGATCGTCGTATGAAGCAATGGTTGACTGGATCTGTTGGTGGTGCATTCACTAGCGATCTTGATGCTATGGAAGTAAACTTCTTATCTGAAAGATGTTTATGTGTACAAGGTGCTAACAACTTTGTATTATTCAAAGGAGTGTAATCAAACAGGTAATGCTTACCCCTGATACAATGTCAGGGGTAACATTTACCTTTATTATTTATTTAATTTTATTATATCATGGCAAAAACAAAAGAACCTCAGGTTAAAAACTGGGAAATAAAAGATCGTACCTATATATTAAAGAACAACAAAAGTCCTTTAACTTTAACGATACCAAGTAAACATACAACAAAACACCCATTATTATATTTTGATGCAGAAAAGGGTGCTCAGCGTGAACTAAGATATGCGACAAATCAAGCGACTCCATTTGTAGATGAACAAAAAGGTGAAGCTACTATGGGGCATATTATTTTTAAAGACGGTTCACTTACTGTTAAAAAAGAAAATCAAATACTTCAAAAACTTTTATCACTATATCATCCATTAAAAAATAAATTGTACAATGAGTTTGATACAGTTGTAGAAGCTGAAGATGAATTAGATATTTTAGAAATGCAAATTGAAGCTTTAAACGCAGCTAGACAAATGGATGTAGATCATGGTGAAGCTGTGTTAAGAACAGAACTAGGTTCTAAAGTATCTAAAATGAGTTCTAAAGAAATTAAAAGAGATTTAATGTTATTTGCTAAAGCAAATCCTAGATTATTTATATCTCTTGCTAACGATGAAAACGTGCAGTTAAGAAACTTTGCTGTTCGCGCATCTGAGTTAAACATTATTTCTTTATCACAAGATCAACGTTATTTCAAATGGGCAAGTAACGGTAGGAAATTAATGGAAGTTCCTTTTGATGAAAATCCATATTCTGCTTTTGCGGCTTTTTTAAAGACCGATGAAGGCGTAGAAGTTTACAAATCTATAGAGAAAAAACTTCTCTAATATGTAATAATAATATAAGGCGGTTTCGGCCGCCTTTATATTTAAATAAAAATATCAATGGCTTTTAACGGAACAAGTGTAAACACTGTATATCAAACCGTTTTGCTAATACTCAATAAAGAACAGCGTGGTTATTTAACACCTGATGAGTTTAACAAAATAGCAACACAGGTTCAATTAGATATATTTGAACAATATTTTGATGATTTGAATCAACAATTAAGAGTGCCTCAAGTGGATATAGATTATTCTGATAGAGTCATGAACGTTGATGAAAATCTTTCTGTATTTAAAGCCATAGGTGATTGTACTTTTAATACTGATAAATTTTCATTACCAACAACAGATGACATAAGTGGTTTATCTATTGTTTACAATGAAGATGATATAACAGATGTAAGTACTCAAGTTGAGTTTTACAGATTAGGAGCTATTACTTATGAACCAACTGGTTCTGATCCAGTCGAACTACAAAGACTTCAGAGGTTCGACTTTTATAATATTGAAAAATCTAAACTAACAAAAGCTACAGTAAACTTTCCTACATATTTATATGAAGGCACTAAGTTATTTGTTAGACCTACCACAATACAAAGCAACATAAAAGCTTCTTTTATTAGAAAGCCTAGAAATGTTAATTGGGCTTACTCTACAGGTAGTTTAGGTCAATATGTATACGATGCTGCAAGTTCAGTTAATTTTGAATTATTACCATCTGAACAAGTCGAAATAACACTACGAGTATTACAATACTCAGGTATAGTTATAAGAGATCCACAAATAATTCAAGCCGCTAGCAATGAAATAGCACAAAATGAAATTAATCAAAAAAGTTAATAAATGGCTGTAGAAAATCAAAACAATAGACAATACTACGAAGGCGCACAAGGTTTTCAGGGTGACGGTTCTACAACTGCTTTTCAAGCTACATTTAATACTGATTTAGTTTATAATTCTGAAATAAGTGATTTAAGTAATTTTAAGCTATACGAAAGCGATAATGGTCGTCCTGGTACTTGGTCAGAAGTTACTAGTGGTTTCAGCGTGTCTGGAAATACTATAACATATACATCTGCTCCAAGTGATGGTAAGTACATAGTAATACAATTAAAAAAGCTTGATGGTGGAAACTATGGATCTGACGGTGAAAAAGCTTTTGGAAACACAGTAGAAAAAGGCTATGGTTCTTACGCTTATATAACTATAAACGATATTGTAAATAATTTTTTAGTAGCTTATGTTGGAGCTGGTAAACTTATACCAAGCGTAAAACGTACAGATTTAATATTTCATGCTAAACGTGGTTTACAAGAATTTAGTTATGATACTTTAAAAAGTATTAAATCTCAAGAATTAAGCGTACCTAATAATTTAAGCATACCCCTTCCTGATGACTATGTTAACTATGTTAACTTATATAGAATAGATGATCAAGGCGCTAAGCATATTATAATGCCAGCTAAT